TAAGTACTGGAAAAAACGTTCATACCTGTTCCAAGGTTTTGTGCGTGAGAATCCCATCTCCGAAGACAAGACCCCGGACAATCCCATCCGCAAGTTCATCATTGGACCTCAACTGTTTACCTTGATCAAGGGTGCGTTGATGGATCCTGAGTTGGAAGAATTGCCAACTGACTTGATGCGTGGCCTGGACTTCCGTATCACCAAGACACAAAAAGGTGGCTTTGCTGACTACAACAGTTCCAAGTGGGCTAGAAAAGAGTCAGCACTTACAGAAGCTGAACAGGCTGCAATTGAAACTCACAGCTTGCATGACTTGAGCACATTCCTGCCCAAGCGCCCTGGCGATGTTGAGCTGAAGGTCATTAAAGAGATGTTTGAAGCATCAGTGGATGGACAGCCATACGACACTGAACGTTGGGGTCAATACTTCCGCCCAGCTGGCGTGGCTGCACCTGGTGGCGCCGCTGCCGGTGATGCTGAAGACACACCAGCACCTGCTGCCAAACCAGCACTGAAGGTTGCCGTTCCGGCAGCACCTGTTGCTGAAGATGCATTTGATGAAGAACCCGCAGCCCCAGCCGCACCAGTCACAGCGGCCAAGCCAAGTGGCAATGCTCAAGACATCTTGGCCATGATCCGCGCACGTCAAAACAAGCAGTAATCTCTGCATCAACACAAGGGGGCAACCTCTTGTGTTCTTCTATTTTTATAACAGGTGATACATGGGAAAACCATTTGATGTAAGTAAGTTTCGTAAGGAAATTACCAAATCAATCGACGGCCTATCGATTGGTTTTAATGATCCAACAGACTGGATCTCAACAGGCAATTATGCACTAAACTACTTGATCTCAGGAGACTGGAATCGTGGTATCCCATTGGGCAAGGTCACAGTATTTGCTGGAGACTCTGGCGCAGGCAAATCGTACATTTGTTCTGGCAACATTATCAAGAATGCACAAGAGCAAGGTATCTTTGTGGTATTGATTGACAGTGAAAACGCTCTTGACGAGAATTGGCTCAAAGCACTTGGTGTTGACACTAACGATAGCAAGCTACTCAAGTTGAGTATGGCCATGATTGATGATGTTGCCAAAACTATCAGTACTTTTATGAGCGACTACAAAGCACTGCCAGACGGCGACCGCCCCAAGGTGTTGTTTGTTATTGACAGTCTGGGCATGTTGCTAACACCAACAGACGTTAATCAGTTTGATGCAGGCGACATGAAAGGCGATATGGGTCGCAAGCCCAAGGCTCTTACTTCACTTGTGCGCAATTGTGTAAACATGTTTGGCGCATACGGTGTCGGATTAGTTTGTACAAATCATACATACGCAAGTCAAGACATGTTTGATCCTGATGACAAGATCTCAGGCGGCCAAGGCTTTATCTACGCCAGCTCTATTGTTGTGGCCATGAAGAAGATGAAACTCAAAGAGGACGAAGATGGTAACAAAGTTTCTGAAGTAAATGGTATTCGTGCAGGCTGTAAAGTTATGAAAACACGTTATGCCAAACCATTTGAAGGTGTGCAAGTTAAAATTCCTTACACAACAGGTATGAGTCCTTACAGTGGCTTGGTTGACTTGATTGAGAAAAAAGGCCTGCTCAAACGTGAAGGCAACAGCTTGGTGTTTACCACAAGCGAAGGCGAGATTATCAAGAAGTTCCGCAAGGCTTGGGAAAAGAACGACGACGCCTGCTTAGACAAAGTTATGGAAGATTTTAAAAATCAGAAAGCAGAGGTAAGTAGCGTTGAAGGAGATGAGGAATGAGCGAAGCAATAGCAGCAGAAATTTGGGGCGAACTCAAGCGTTACGTTAACACAGTTGACCGCGCCGAGGCAGCTGAAACAGTAATACAAATCTTAATGGATAACGATAGTGACGTAGAAGATATCCGTGCAGCCTTTACTGGCGATCGAGACATCAAGACAGCATTAACTGCGTATCTTGACAACGATAAAGACTATGTTGAAGAGGAAGAGGAAGAGGAAGATTCTGACTACGACGAAGACGAAGACTGGGAAAATTAATGTCCCAAAAGTTTTTTCCTATTGCTACAGATACTGCTTGTCAACTAAAGTGGACTTGGAGTACCATTCATTTGTACACGGGTAAAACAAAGTCTTGTCATAGAGTTAATAGTAGCGATATAGATTCAGAAAATTTTTCTAGTTTTCATAATACTCCTAAAAAGATTGCTGATCGCAAACTAATGTTAGCTGGGCAATGGCCCACAGGAGGCTGTGAATATTGTAAGGATATGGAAAGTTCGGGAGGACAAAGTGACAGGCAGTTTCATCTACAAATACCTGACCTATCGCCTCCTGAACTCGACACTGATCTAACAGCAACACATGTAACTCCTAGAATTGTTGAAGTGTATCTTGATAATACATGCAACATGAGCTGCATTTACTGTTGGGACGGATTTAGTAGTCGTATACAAAATGAAAACGAAAGATTTGGTAAGTTTGAATCGCATGGTGTAACCATTGTTAACACAGCAGTAAAACACCCCCAAAATACTAAATTACAAACAGAGTTTTGGACTTGGCTTGAATCTAACTATCAAGATCTTCGTAGATTGCACATTCTTGGCGGAGAACCATTTTTTCAATCACAATTTGAAACTTGCTTGGAATTTCTAGAATCTCACAATAATCCTGAATTAGAATTTAACATTGTAACCAATCTCAAAATATCTAAAACAAAACTAACTGAGTTTGTGCAACGTGTACGTAAATTACTAATTCAACGCAAGATTAAACGTCTTGATATAACTTGCAGCATTGACTGTTGGGGGCCTGAACAGGAATATATCCGTTATGGATTTAATCTTGAGCAATGGAAACAAAACTTTGAATATCTAGTAGAACAGCATTGGATCACACTCAATATCAATCAGACCATTACAGGCCTGGGCATAAAGTCCATGGAATCGTTGTTAGAATACATTAATCAACACAGAGCTACACGAAAGATAGGACATTATCATATGGCTGTGGTCGATAATCAATATTTTAATCCTAGCATATTTGGTCCAGGATTTTTTGATGAAGATTTTGAAAAAATACTACAGGTGATGCCCAATGACGAATGGCAACACCAAAATAGTCGCAACATGATGAAGACATTGCAGTTGCAGTGCAATCAAAATACTCGTCAAGAAGATCAATTGATTAAACTTAGAGTTGTGCTTGATGAACTTGATCGTCGCAGAAATCTCAACTGGCGTATAACATTCCCTTGGTTAGTGAAAGAATTAGAACATGTGGTATAGTAGAGTAGTTGCTGACCTTGGTGCGATTCCAGATTTTGTTTCACACTACGAAAACGAACTCAATGAAGCCAAGAAAGATTGTAAAATTGGTGGATTGGTTGAAAAAAACATCAGTGCTCTCCCGGGTATAACTGAGCATCGCTTTAACCAACTACAAGAGATTGAAGCGGTGCTTAACTATCTTAATATTCAACTTCGAAAAATTCGTAGGAAACATTTTCAAAAGTATCTGGAAGGATATGCTAGAGCATTGACCAGCAGAGATGCTGAAAAATATGTAGACGGCGAAGATGAAGTTATTGACTACGAAACTATTATAAACGAAGTAGCATATTTGCGTAATCGCTGGTTGGGCATTCTTAAGGGACTAGATTCCAAGCAATGGCAAATGGGTCATATTGTACGCCTAAGAACTGCTGGCATGGAAGACATCCAGGTGTAAATACCTGCATGAAAATCGTACTTGTAACCGGCGGCTTTGATCCGCTACACTCTGGACACATTGCTTATTTTAAAGCAGCCCGCACCTTGGGCGACATGCTGATTGTGGGACTTAACTCAGATGAATGGTTGACTCGTAAAAAAGGTCGACCATTCATGCCCTGGACGGAAAGATTGTGTGTGATAAACAATCTTGCCATGGTAGACGAAGTGTACACATTTGACGATGCAGATGGCTCGGCTAAAGAATTTATTCGACAAGTTCGAGCACACTACCCTGACGCAACGTTGGTATTTGCCAATGGTGGTGATCGCACTGACAAAAACATTCCTGAAATGGATGTGGTAGATGCCAATTTAGAATTTGCATTTGGCGTGGGCGGCGAGGATAAAAAGAATTCTAGTTCATGGATTCTTGAAGATTGGAAAAAGCCCAAGACACACCGAGCTTGGGGATACTATCGTGTGTTACACGAAGTTGGTGCCAATACCAAACTAAAAGAACTTACTGTTAATCCCAAAACATGTTTGAGTATGCAACGTCATGACAAACGTGCAGAATTTTGGTTTGTGGCCGAAGGAGAAGCCACAGTGTACACAGTAGATCCGCACAGCACAGATCGTGACCTAATGGCCAGTCCTGCCAAGCACCAATCAACTTGGATTAAATTAAACGAGTGGCATCAGCTATGTAATGAAACTGATGAACCGTTAAAACTAATTGAAATTCAGTACGGAGAAAACTGTGTTGAAGAAGACATTGAGCGTAAATGAAAGCTATCCCTGTATACATTGGCTACGACCCGCGCGAAGCAATTGCGTTCCACACCTGTGCAAATTCTGTCATTCGCAACTCTAGTAGACCTGTAGCTATTATTCCTGTAGCCTTAAACTTATTTAAAGACTACAGCGAAACACACACAGATGGCAGCAATCACTTTATCTACACACGCTTTCTTGTACCACATCTGCAAGAGTATACAGGCCACGCTATCTTTATTGACGGGGACATGATTGTTTGCGCCGACATTGCAGAGCTCTGGGATCTACGTAACCCTGCACTAGATGTGCAAGTGGTCAAGCATGACTACAAAACTCGGATGCCTGTAAAGTATCTAGGAGCAAAAAATGAAGACTATCCTCGAAAAAATTGGAGTAGTGTTATTTTGTGGAATTGTAATAGCTTCCCTAACAGAAAACTTACACCTGAGTTTGTACAAAAATCCACTGGTAGTGAGCTCCACCGCTTTTCTTGGCTAGATGATGAGCGCATAGGTGAGTTACCGAAAGAGTGGAACTGGTTGCCTGATGAATACGGGCCAAATCCAGATGCCAAATTGTTGCATTACACCCTCGGTACTCCGTGCTTTCATGAGTTTGCTGACACACCACAGAGTGAAGATTGGCACAGAGAACGTATTCTAACAGAATACTGTCAACAAAGAGATATATGAGCGAAGAAATTGAAGATCAAGATGCGTCAGTGCCGTTACCTCCTAGGCATGTGTTTGATATGGTACCTCCAGATATCAAAAAATTGTTTGAAGACATACTCAAATATCGGGTAGATCCAGCAGCCTGGTGCTACGGAGTAACATTAGAAAATTTAGTTACACAGTTACATGGGTTGCGAACAAATGCAGTTATTGCGTTGGCAATAGAACCTGGAGAAACAAAATACAAGGAAAAAGGGCACATGTACGATCCATTTTTACAAAGTTTTATACTAGGTGCTGGTGGACAGATTAGCACTTGGAAGCGTGATAGTGTTAG